CCGCCGACGTGCCCCTCGGTATGTGACGCTGCCCGAGCGCTGCTACCATCACACGCACCCATGCCCGACACCACCCTCCCCCTCGCCGCCACCGCTTCCGCGATCCTCGACGCCACCGCGCGCGCCTCGCTCCCCCTCCCCGCCCCCGCGGACACCGCCGTCGCCGCAGTCCTCGCTCGCCTCCCCTCCCTTGCCGCCGCAGCGCGTGACACCGACCCCGCGGCCCCGTCGCTGCGCCTCATGGCCCTCGCCGACCGCGAGGACCGCGCTACTGCCGTCGGCGTCCGCGCCGCCCTCGACGTTGCGGGTGTGGAGCACTGGACGGCCGCCGGGGCGCTCCACGTCTCGATCCCCTCCCTGCTCGCTGCCGCAGAGAGAGACGCCGCTGCGCGCGCTCTCTTCGCTGTTGCCGCCGCCTGGGCAGCGCTCGCGGGCCTCCACGCTCGCGCCTCTGCGGACCCTCACGCCGGTACGCTTACCCTCGTTGCTGACGACGGCCGCCACGTGGTCGCCCCCGGCTGGGCCGCCCGGTCCCCCGCCGACGTGATCGAAGAGGCTCGCGCCGCCCTCTCCCTGCCCGCGTGGGGCCTCGACGCCCTCTCGGCCGCATGGCGCTCGCGCGCTGGCGCTGAGGCCGCCGTAGCGGTGCGCCGCGGCCTCTTCCAAGGCTCCGCCTTCCTCCCCGCCGACGTCTTCACCAGCGCTCCCTCAGTGCCCACCGTCCCCGCTCTCTGCTTCGCCGTGCGGCTCGCCGCGCCCCCTGTCTGCTACGCCCTCACCGCCGCAACGTGTGAGGCCTCGATCGAGGCGCTGGTAGAGCGCGCTGCGCAGGCGCTGGGCCTCCCTGCCCCGGCCCCCACCGTGCCCCCCGCGCGTGACGATCGCCGCCCGCTCCGCAACCGCGCCGCTCTGACCTGATCCAGCCATGGCCACACGCTCCGCCCCAACCGCTCCCACCAAGCGGAAGGGCGGAGCTGCGCCCGCTGTCCAGCCGCCCGCGCTCCGGGCCGTCTCGAACGACAACGACCCGGCGCGCCCCCTCGCCCCCTGGCCGATGGCGGACCGTTGGCCGACTATCCTCGGTTCGTCGCTCACCCTCCAGTACATTGCAGCCGTCGCGCGCAACGCCCTGCAAGGCTACCGGATGCAGTGGGTCGACGTGCTGGACGAGCTGCTCGACCGCACGCCGCACGCGCTCTCCGTCCTCTCCCAGCGCATCCTCGAAGCCGCGGGCGGGCGCCTCGACCTGACCATTCCCGCGGGCCTGGAGAAGGGCTCGGCGGACGAGGCCCGCGCCGAAGAGATCCGCGACATGGTGCAGCACCGCCTCGACGGGATCCCCCGCTTCCAGCGCGCGCGCATCGAGTTGCTTTGGGGCCTGTACCACGGCGTCAGCGCGCAGGAGATCCTGTGGGACCTGCGCGCGGATGGGTGGTGGCCCTCGGCTCTGCGCTTCGTCCACTCGCGCCGCCTCGCCTACCCGGATCAGGGCCAGCTCACGCCGTACATCTGGGATCAGGGCATGGTGCAGCCATGGAGCTACGGCGGCGCGCCGCTCACGCAAGGCGTCTACGGCCTGCGCATCGCGGACTATCCCAACAAATTCATCTTCCACGCGCCGCAGATCCGCGCCGACTATCCGACGCGCGGCGGGCTGGGGCGCATCATCTCATGGTACATGGCCCTCATGCTCATGGCCATGCGCGGCGCGGGCGATTTCGTGGAGCGCTTCGCGCGCCCGTGGGCCTTCGCGCGCTTCTCCACCAAGACCGTCGACAACGGCAACCATCCGCGCGTCGCGACTGGCGGACCGGGCGGGGACATTGAGACCGCCGAGCTTGTCATCAAAGCCCTCGGCGCGGGCTCGCTCAATGCGGGCATCATCCCCGACTCGATCGAGATCGACCTGAAGGGCCCCGGCGTGACCGGCGCCGCGAACGTCATCAATCACGAGGGCCTGATTGACCTGTGCTGCGCCATGATCTCCAAGGCCGTGCGCGGCGGGACGATGATGAGCGACGCGGGTGAGCGTGGCGCCCGCTCGCTTGGCGAAGTGCAAGCGGAGGGCGATCGGCGCAACGCCGCGGCGGACGCGAGCGAGCTTGCTGAGACGCTTCACGCCGACCTCGTGCTCCCGATCGTGCGGCTGAACGCGCCGGGCGAGGAGCACCTTGCGCCGCGCCTCACCATCCACACCGAGAAGCAGAACCCGGACGCCGTGCTGAAGCGCGCGCTCGACTTCGCCGCCGCGGGCGGCCGTCCCGATGCCGCAGCCATCGCCGCAGCGATCGGCATCCGACAGGTGGACCGCGACGATCCCGAGGCGCGCGCCCTCGTGCCGCTCAAGCCCGCGGACTACTTCGCACTGCTCGGCGCTGACACCACGTCAGTACCCGAGGCCCTCGAAGCGCTCGCCGCGCTCACGGGCGTCTCGCTCACGCCGTCGCAGAAGAGCGCCATTGCCGCGCTCCCGCCGCACGTCTCCGCGCAGTTCGTGACCGACATGGTCACGCGCGCGGTCACCGGCGCGAAGGCCGCAAGCGTCGAGACCGGCGCCGCGCCCGCTCCCTCTTCCCCGGCCGATGCGCCGGCCTCCCCCACCTCACCTTCCCCCGACCTCACTGAAGCGGAGCCCGCATAGCCATGGCCTCGACGATCGTCATCCCTTCCCTCCCCGCGATCCAGACGAACCCCGCCGAGCAGGCGAAGCAGGCGGTTGCCGTCGCAACCGCAGCCTCGACGGACATTGCCGCGCTCCAGACGGCCAACACTGCTCTGATCCAGAAGGGCGTAGCCACCCTCACGGCCGGTGACTCGGGCGCCATCGCCGCGACGGTCACCGCTTCGACGCGCATCATCGTCACGCTGAAGACGGCGAACACGACGACGCTCACCACGAACTACGCTGCGCTCTCCGGCGACCGCGTGGTCGGCGCGCCGGGCTCGTTCAAGATCAAGGCCGTGGTCGCTGCCGGTACGATCAACGTCGCCGACGTATCGACGGTCGATTGGCTCGCGATCGGCTGAGTCCTGCCATGCCTGACCGTCCCTCCTCTGCCGCCGCCGAGCGCGCGCAACGCCGCGCCTCCCGAGCGGCGAGGAGGACGGCGCGCGCCGTCACCTCTGTGATGGCAGCGATCCTCGCCCCGGTCACGTCGGCGCTCACCGGCGCGACAGACTACGCCGCGGCCAGGCGCGCCATCCTGAAGGCCGCCCACCGCCCGACGCCCCCGGGCCTCGCCCCCGCCGTTGGCGCGCTCCTCGACGCCTCCTACAGCGAGGGCGCCCGCTCCGCCCGCGGCGATGGCTGACGCGGCCCGCCTTCCACGCTTCGCTGCCGCCGTCGCCAAGGGCGCGCACCTCGGCGTCTACCGCGATGCGCTCGCCGCCCTCGACCGCGCAGAGGCCGCGGGCGTGGCCTACCAAGACGCCGGCCCTGCCATCGCCGCCGCCCTCACCGCGGGCTGGACGGGCGCCGGCCCTGCCCTCGCGCTGACGCTCGACAACGCTGCGGCGCAAGCCGTCGACCTTGGCCGCGTCGAGGCCCTGCAAGCGGACGCTGCCCGCCGGCCATGGTGGTACTTCAGCGCCGTCGGCGACGATCAGACCTCAGAGGTCTGCGAAGCCTGCGACGGGACGCTTCTCCCCGCCTCGCACCCGTGGTGGTCGCGCCACATCCCGTCGCTCCACCTCCGTTGCCGCTCGGCCATCGTCGCGGCGACTGCGGCGCAGGCTGCCGCGATGGGCGGCGCTACCGCGGCCCCTGCTGTCGAGGCCGACGAAGGCTTCGGCACGATGGCCGACCTCTGCTCTTGGGAGCCGCTTCCGGGCGCGTACCCGGTTGAACTACACGAGCCGTTCTTCCCAGCGGCCGACGGGCGGCGCGCCAACGCCGGGGCCGCCGCCTCGCACCTCCTCGACCTCGGACCCTTGGACGTACACATGCCCAGCCCCTCGACCGCAACCAAGCCCGTCAAGCCTCTCACTGCCAAGCAGCGCCGCGAGGCGCGTGAGGCCGCGAAGCGCGAGGCCGCCGCAACGAAGCCCGGGGGCCTGTCCACTGTCAGGCGCCGCGGCCTCCACATGCGGATCGGTCTCGCTGCGGACGGCGGGCACACCGTCGAGGTCATGCACGCCGCGGACGCGGACGGCGTGACCGTCCGTGGCGAGGGTTGCGAGCTTGCCGCCCTGCTTCGCGACGCGCCGCCTGCCCCCGTCTGGAACCAGCTCACCAAGCTCGGCGCATGGCGCGGCCATCCCGCCGGGCCCTTCGAGATCACGCGCGCGACGAACGCGGAGATCGTCCGCAATTTCCGCGCGACGGCCAACCAGCGGATCCCCGTCGACTTCGAGCACGCCAGCGAGGCCGACGGGTCAAGCGGCGCGATCCCCGCGGAAGGGGCGCCTGCACAGGGCTGGATCGTCGACCTTGACGATCGCGGCGCGGCCGGTCTGTGGGGCCTGATCGAATGGTTGGAGCCCGCGCGCACGTACATCCTTCAGGGCAAGTACAAGTTTTTCAGCCCCGCGATCCGCTTCGGATCGAAAGACCGCGAGACGGGCCGCACGATCGGCGCGCGCATGACGAGCGGCGCATGCACGAACGTCCCCTTCCTCGACGGGCTGATGCCGCTCGCCGCAGCCGACCGCGCCAACGCAGGAGCCGCCATGCTGAATCGTCCGATGCTCTCCCACGACTTCACGGCGCGCATGCGCACGGCCCTCCGTTGCGAGGACACCGCACCGCTCTCCCGCATGGCGGCCAAGTGCGCCGACCTGCGCGATCTGTGCATGACGGCCGACGATGCACTGATGAGCCAGGGCGTTGATCTCCGCCCCTACCTCACCGACCTCCAAGCGCTCATGGGCATGCCCGCGCATACGGAGATCGGCGAGATCCTCGACGCGGTGGAGGAGATGATCGAAGCCGCGATCGAGCGGCACGAAGCCACCTTTCACGCTGCGGGCCCCGTCGGGCCGAGCGACGACGTTGGACCTACCAGCGCCCCCATGGGGCAAGGATTGATGCAGATGAGTGACCAGGACAAGGCCCTCGCCGTTCAGCTCGGCGAAGAGAAGCAGCGCGCGGCGACGATCATGGCGGAGCGCGACCGCGCCACGACGGAGGCGGCTTCGCTCTCCCTCCGCCTGAAGGATGCCGAGGCGCGCGCGGCCGAGACCGCCGTCGCCCTCGCCGACCGCGACGCGCAGATCGCCGCCCTCAAGAGCGCGATCGACAAGCGCGACGCCGACGAGCAGGAGGCCGCTGTCACGCTGGCCTTCGACACCTACAAGGATGCGCGCAAGCTCACCGACGACGACAAGGCCGCGATGCGGATCACCCTGAAGGCCGACCGCGCGCTCTTCGCCAAGCTCTACCCGGCCGTTGCGCCCGCGCAGCGCCACTTGATGGCGGACCTCACCGGCCGCCGCGACGGCAGCACCACCACCTCGACGGCGCCCGCGCCGGAAGGCCAGCGCACTGGCGGCATGAGCCCCGGCGAGATGCGCGCCCTTTCGGACAAGTACCGCAAGGAAGGCATGACCCTGGAGGAGGCGACGAACCGCGCCTACTCCGAGGCGAAGGCCGCCGAGCGCGCGAGCCGCAACGCGCAGCACTGAGCCGCGCTGCCCATCACTCCCTCCCCGTCCGTCCTCTGCTCCCGGGCAGAGGTCGACGGCTGAACAGTCACCCTCGACCTCTCACCAGTACAGCAGAAGGAGGCTAGCCCATGGCAGCCAACGAACTCGGGTCGTACCCCGTCCTCGATCTCACGTTCAAGAACGCCACCGCGTCGACCATCGCCGCGAACCTCGCCGTCCTCGCCTCGACGGCGCCCACCGGCGACACCCCCGGATGCGTCGTGCTCCCCACGGCGTCGGGCGGCGTCGTCGGCACCATCGGCGTGACCGTCGAGGCGATCCCCGCGGGCGGCACGGGCCGCGTCCGCGTGTACGGCGTCATCCCGTGCACCGCGAACGGGACCGTGACCTTCGGCGAACACGTCCAGGTCTCGGATACCACGTCGAAGCTCGGCTGGGTCAAGACCTGCGGTGCCGCGACGCAGCAGCTCGGCAAGGCGCTCGACACCGCGACGAACGGGCAGCAAGTCCGCGTCCTCCTCATGATGGCCGCCAACGCCTGAGCCATCCGGCGCTACCTCTCACCAGCACAGCAGAAAGCACAACACAGCATGGACCAGAACATGATCCAGATCGCGCCGGGCAATGGCTTCCTTGGCGGCGTGGTCGACATCCACAACCACACGATCTCGCTCCGCGAGTCGGACGGTCGCCTCGTCAAGATGGACCTCGGCACCGCCGACGTCCACGTCGACGCCGCGATGCAGAACTACATCACCGGCTACAAGCCGGCCGACATGATCGCCGACGCGGTGTCCCCGCCCGTCGTCGTGAACAAGTCCTCGAACTACTTCTTCCAGTTCGACCCGGACAACGCGCTCGCGGTGACGGACGGGACGCAGACCGCGCCCGGCGCCGATCCGCCGATGATCAACCCGAAGCTGAGCACCACGCGCTACAGCACGCTCGGCTACTCGCTCGGCGGCATCCTCCCGACCGAGGTGATCAGCAACCAGGACGCGCCGCTGAACCTCCAGATGGCGACGCTGCGCATGATCATGGACCGCCTCGCGCTCAACCGCGAAGCCCGCGTCAAGACCATCGCCTATTCCTCCAGCAACTTCACCGGCACGCACCTGCTCGACCTCTCCGGCGTGGCCGCGACGCGCAAGTGGAACGGCGGATCCGCCGCGACTCCCGTGCGCGACATCAAGAGCCTCATGGAGGCCTCGCTCATGCCGATCACCGACATGGCCATGAGCCTCGACACCTGGAACGCCTTCACCGAGAACGCGAACGTCCAGGGCTTCGTCGCCTTCAAGAGCGGCTCGCCTCCGCTGCCCGGCACCACGCAGGCCGAGTTGTTCTGCGCGCTGCTCAAGCTGCCGCGCGTTCACATCTCCGAGGTCCGCGCCAAGAACGTCACCGCCGGCACCTACCCCTACGTGTGGGCCAACGACGTGATCCTGTTCCGCGCGCCGCCGACGCAGGTCACGGACGTGGACATCTCCACGTTCAAGACCTTCCGCTGGAACGGCGCGGGCGACAACAGCCCGCTGAACGACTCGATCAGCGGCGGCGGCCCCGCCATGAACGGCTGGACCGTGCGCAGCTTCTTCAACCCCTACAAGGGCGGTCGCGGCGTGCACGTCGTGCTCGTTACGCACAACGACGCCGAGATGCTGATCGATCAGCGCGTCGGCGGCTACATCAAGGGCGCGACGGCCTGAGCATGACGCAAGCGGCGAGCGACGGCGAAGAGGCGCAAGGGTAGAGCGATGGCAGGGCACAAGTACATCAGCCAGGCCGCGCTTGAACTGCGCCTCACGCCGCGCACGCTCGCCGCGATCTTCGACGACACAGGCGACGGCGTGGTCAACACCGCCGCGGTCGACGCCGTGATTGACGACGCCGAAGCCGAGGTCGAGGGGCTCCTGGGCGGGCAGTACGCCTTCCCGCTCGGCGAGCCAAACGACAGGCTTCTCATCAAGAGTTGCATCGACTTCGCCGTCGCGTTCTCCTATGACCGCGCGCCGGAGTACGTGCGCACCTTCTCCGAGCAGGCCCGGGACACGGGCCTCTACAAGCGCGCGCGTGAGCGTGTCCTCGCGATCAAAAGCGCGATGGCCATTCTCCCGGACCAGCCCGCGGGCACGGCCGCGCCGCAGAACAACGGCGGCGTCGTCGTGGACCAGGGCCCGCGCATGATCATCGACAGTGCCAACGGCACCCGCAACGGGGACGGCTTCTAGCCGCGGCCATGGGCTGGACCGCTGACATCATGGGCCTCGACGATCTCGATCGTGACTGGGCCGACGCATGCTCGGCGCTCTCCGACGGAGCACAACGCGGCGTCGCCATGGCCGTGGCGGAGGGCGCTGCGGAAGCCCGCACCGTTCACCGCTACCGCGATCGGACGGGCGCCCTGACGGCCTCGACCGTGGGGCGCGTCGAGGTGTCGACGAAGGGCGGGGCGGAAGGCGTGATCGAGGCGACGAAGCGCTATGCCTCCTTCGTCGAGGAGGGCACGGCGCCGCATGAGATCCGCGCGCGCCGCGCCGCGGCCCTGCATTGGGTCGACGACGCGGGAGAGGACCACTTCGCGCGCAAGGTCAACCACCCCGGCACGCGGTCCATGCCCTTCATCGGGCCCGCGGCACAGAAGGCCGAGCGCGTCATGGTACGCGAGGCCGAGATCGCCGAAGTCGAAGCGGCGCGCATCATGGACCGGGACTAGGGCGGCGCAGCCATGGCAGACCTCTACGGCATCGAGGCGATCCCGCTCGCGGCGCCTACCGGCACCGATGCAGTTTCAGACCGCGCGATCTCGCTCTTCGGCGCCTACTTCTCCGCGGTGCTGAACGCACGCGCGCCCCTCGCATGGGCTGCCGTCGCCCCCGCGCCCACGGGCACGGTCACGGCGCTGACGATGCCCGTCGTTCGCGCCGTGCTCACGCACGACCCGCGCAAGGTCTCGTTTGCCGAGACTCAGCTCCCTGCGATCTACATGGACCGCGCGTCTGGGGAGCGGCCCGTGTGGCAGACCGAGGACTGGCGCATCCTTCGCGACTCCTGGACCCTCCTCTGGGTCTTCCCGCCCGCCGTGCAAGCAACGCAACGCGCGCGCAACTCGATCACGTCGGGCATCGTCAAGGTGATCGACCGGGCGGTGGAGCAGTGCCGCGATCCCGCATGGGTCGCGACGGGCGACACCGACACGACGGCCGCGACCGTCGCCGCCGCGCCGACGACGATCAAGACCTCGATCGCCTCTGCTGTGACAGCGCAGAGCTACACCGGTGCCGCGCTGAACGGCGCGATTGGAGCGGGCGCCATCTCTCCCCCTCGCCTCCCGTCGGTCACTGTCTCGGGCACTGCGGCCGACGTACTCGCCGATAGCATCGTGACCTTCACCGGCACGGGCGCCGACGGTACGGCGCGCGTCTCGCGCGTCACCCTCGCCGCTGCGGCCGGCACGTACTACGGCGACTGGTCCCTCTCCGCCGTCTCAGCGATCGACGTGCCCGCACAGACTGGCACCGGCGCGCTCTTCACCTTCGGCCTCGCCGCCTTCACGGGCCTCGGCTCGATCCCGATGGTGCTCGCCGGCCTGCAAGAGATCGAGGTCCGCGGCTGGAAAGACATCACCTTCACCCTCGCGATGGAGGGCGCTCCGGCGCGCACGTACGAGGCGCTTGAAGTGACCTTCGACGTGGTGGAGGAGCTCCACCCGGACACCGCAGCGCTCGACAACGCCGCCCTCGACGCGGGCTTCACCTACTCGGACGGCACCCTCACCACCCTTTTCGAAGAGGCCGTTTACCCGGCCTCCTGACGTGTGACCCTGCCCCTATGACGACCACCCTTTACGTGATCCCCTGCCCCTTCGACTTCCTCGACGAGGAGGGTGTGCCGGCTGCGGCCCTCGCTTTCGATCCCGAGCACGGCGCCGGTGCGCGGCGCTGGGTCGGCGCAACGATCGACGTGGGCCGCACGCGCATCCTTCCCGAGCGCGGCGCCGCGGCCGGGGCCCCCGTCGCCTTCGGAGGGCGTCAGCGCACGGGCGTCGGCGCGGCCCCTTCTCAGCGGACCTTCTTCGCCTACTCACTGGAGCCGCAGTCCGTGCTCGATACCGCGCACTACCGCGGCGCGATCCAGCGCGGCGACGCCGTGGTGCCCGCGGACGAGGAGACGGCCCGCTCGTGCGGTGCCTCGTGGCGTGAGCCGATGGCCGTGCTCCGCGAGCGCGCTGCGGCATGCGTCGAGCGCTGGCGCGCAGACCACGGCGGCGCCGACCCTGCTCTCGACCTCTGGCCCGCGAACCTGCGCGCCCTCCTCTCCCCGCCCCCTGCCCCTGTCACCACTGTCCCCGCCAAGGAGCCCTCCAAGTGAGTATCAACATCGTCGGTTTTTCGAGCGCCTTCAAGGTGCCCGGCTTCTGGGCCGAGACGGTCTATCGCGCGGGCGGGATCTCCCTCGCCTCGATCCCGATTCGTCTCCTCGTCTCCGGCCTGCAACTGAGCACCGGCACGGCGACACCGGATCAGGACATCGTGGAGGTCATCTCCCTCGACGACTCGGACACCTACCACGGCGCCGGCAGTGAGATCAACCTCATGTGCCAGGCGGCTCTCAGGGTGCCCGGCGTGCGTGTGTTCGCCGCGGCCAACGCCGAAGCGGGCGGCGCTGCCGCAGCCACGGCCACCATCACCATTGCCGGGACGTGGACCACGACGGGCGAATGGGCCTACCGGCTGAACGGCGTGCGCTACACGGGGGCGACGGCCTCGACGGACACGATCCAGATCGTGGCCACGGCCATCGCCGCCGCGTTCAACGCGGACGCGCATTGTCCCGCCACGGCTGCCGTCGGCGCGGGCCCGGGCTACGTCGTGACGCTCACGATGAAGAGCAAGACCGCGCGCGGGAATGACTACGTGCTTTGGCAGGACAAGAGCCGTCTTGCCTCCGGGATGACCAGCGTCATGGCGGGCGGCGCGGACGTGTCCGGCACGACCAACCAAGCGATCAAATTCTCGACGGGCGCGGGCGCGGACACCGTGACGACGCTCCTGACGAAGCTCCTCCCGGGCCTCTACGATCGCAACGCCGTCGCGCAGAACGACGCGACCGCGCTCGTTGCCTGGCGCAACCAAGCGCGCGTCAAGGCCGGCGTTCTGGAGGGCCGTCTGGAGCACATCATCGCGGCCACGAACGCGGCTTCGGGCACGGCGACCAGCCTCGCGTCGTCGTCTGTCAACGACGAGCGCGTGCAGCTCCTGTGGCTGCTCAACAGCGAGATGCACCCGTCGCAGCTCGCCGCCGTCATGGGCGCGACGCGCGTCGCCGCGGAGCAGGACGACCCTTCGGCGTACTACGATGGTCAGGTGCTTGTCGGCGCCGCGCCGCAGGCATTCGCCGCGGACGTGCCGACCACGGCCACGCAGAGCAGCATGCTCGACAACGGCGTCACGCCCCTGACCACGGTCAACGGCGCGGTGCAAGTCGTGCGCTCGATCGTCACGCACTGCCTGAACGGCTCTTCCCCTGACTACCGCTGCCTCGACACCTACCAGGCGGTGATCCCCGACTACGTGCGCAACGCGATCGGGCTCTACTGGACCACTGTCTACAAGGTCGGCAATCCCAAGGTGAACAGCGATCCGGACCCGTCGCAGCGCGACAGGCCCGCGGGCGTCGCGACGCCGAAGCGCTGGAACCAGGCCGTGTACGGTCTGCTCAAGGGCTTCGAGTCGAACCTGTGGATCACCGACGTGGACAGCAATCTGCCGGTGTCCGAGTTCAACGCGACGGCTCGGCGCATCATGTCGATCATTCCGGTGGTTCCGTCGTTCGCCAACCACGCCACTGGGTGCAGTGTCCGTCAGACAGGTTAGCGGTTGACATGATGTATCCGTGCGCTAGGTTTGGCGCATGGGATACAAGCATGGTCATTCTGCGGCCGGTGCTCCTTCGTCGACGTACCGTGTGTGGCAGTCAATGCTAGACCGGTGCTTAAACGCAAACTGCACGGCATACAAAAACTACGGCGGGCGCGGGATCAAAGTCTGCGATAGGTGGCGCGATGACTTCGCGAACTTCCTCGCGGACGTGGGCGAGCGTCCGCCGGGTCGTGAGCTTGACCGCTACCCGAACAACGACGGCAACTACGAGCCTGGTAATGTTCGATGGGCGACCGTCGAAGAGAACCAGAACAACAAGCGCACGAACCATCTCCTCACGCACAATGGGGAGACGATGACGATCGCGCAGTGGGCGCGTCGAATCGGATGCAGAGACAATGCGCTTTCGCTTCGCCTTAGCCGAAGCGGAATGTCCGTCAAAGAAGCGCTGGAGACGCCATGGGGCGATCCGTATGAGACGCGCCGCAAGACGTGCGCCTTCGAGCGCATAGTGCATGCCGGCGAATCACTCACAGCGCACCAATGGGCAAAGCGCACCGGTCTCCCGCCTGCAACGATCCGCTACCGCATTTCCGCTGGGTGGACGCCTGAGCGGGCATTGACAACGCCGGCACGTGCGCCGTCCCAAGCGTGGCGCAAAGCCTCCTAGTAACACCAAGAGCCTCAACAGAAACCACGTCGCCACCTGAGCGGCGCTCCTAACCGGGCGCCGTTCCTGTTTTGTGGCTCCAAGGAAGATCGCACCATGGCCAACAAACGCTTCCGCGCCGCAACGGTCTACGTCAGCGGCACCAAGATCGCCGAGATCGCCCAGTCCACATACGAGCACATGAGCGGCGACCAGAACCAGATCGGCCTCGACGGCGTGGAGGGGCAGAGCGAAGGCGCGGACGAGTGCAAGCTCTCCTTCGACACGAT